ACTGTACACCAGTGCAGCGAGTTGAGTCTAGCGAATAACCCTGCGGCTCACTCTGTTTTGTGCGCTTGCATACTGCAAACGGGTGCACTACACTGCGGCCATGAACACACCAGAAATTCAATCTAAGCTTGGCCTTTTGTGCACGTCAGAGATCAAGCGATTGTCCGAAATCTCAGACGTGGCGGAACGAACCATTTGGAAAATCCGAAGCGGCGGCACAGTGAGCGCAAGCGAGCCCGTGCGGGACAGGCTCGCGCTCGGGCTGCGCAAGATGCGCCCACGCAAGAGGGTTGAAAAATGAGCGAGACAATCTACTACATCAAGCGGGGGCGACGGTATGTGCCGGCACTCAACGTGCGCGATTGGACAACCGACACTATGCAGGTAGGCCAGTCGAGGCTAGAGACGTGCACAGCTAGCGGCCAGCGCGTGTATCAGTACGGAATCGAGCCTGACTATGCGCCGCTTGCCGCCGCCCTGGCTCTTGTGCGTGATGAGCTCGTTTCGCGCATCAGGTCATCAGCGATTGCTGAACCATCGGCAGGCATGACGACAGCTTACACCGCAGATCAGCTCGCAATCCTCGCTGAGTGTCGGGAGCGCATGGCGCAGGCTGGCGTGCTTTTACCGGCGTCATGGGATGTCAAAAGCGCCCATGACATTGCGCAGGCCGTGTGCGAACTTATCGAGGCGCGCACATCTCGCTGATACCGGCCGCGCAGGCGCACTTGCGGTATTGAATCGATGTCTCGATTAGCGCAATTGTTGTGGCCCCGAAGCTCGGGTCAATGATCTGAGCTAGCCTCGGGCAGCTTGCCACCACCAGGGGCGATACCTCGGGCGGCGTTGATGTTGTCGAGCATCCCAGCAGGGTGCTTGCAGTCAACATAAACAGGCACCTCGCGCACCACCGTCTGAGCTTTGCTTGTGATCGTGACACGCTGCACCTCTAGTTTGCTGATGGCGTGAGCCGCTGCACTTGCTGCGGCATTGCTGGCAATAGCCACAGCGGCATCTTCGCGGGCTTGGGCCGCATACTCAACATCTTGCCCGATCTTGTACGCAGCGAACAGTGTGCCAGCCCACACTGCCACACCGGCCAGGATTGAATAGTGGCCGATCATGGCTTGAAAACCCGATTGCCTGAGCGCGGCGGCATCGTCTGCACATGGGCCCAGCCCGGCGTGGCTGAAGGGTGCTCCATCCACAGACCGATGTCTTTGATCGTGCGCTGGCCGTCGTCGGTCATCAGCCAGCGGTCAATCGTGCCGTGCGGGTCGAACACATCGACGGCCTGCCCCGTCATGTGCAGCGATCGCTTGGCCGCATTGGGCGTGATGGCGTTGAGCGCTGGCGGGCGCCACCCGCTGGACACGTTCGAACCAGTGCGCGGGTTGAGCAAAAACGGCACGCCTGCCGTGCGCGCAATCGCAATCAGTTTGCTGACAAGCTCGCAAGTGCGGTGTGCGTTGCGCTCGATGTCTGGGCTCATGGCCAGCGGGTACTCGGCATCGCGGCCCATCCAGTAATCGGTGATTGTGATCATGGTGTCATCACTCCACAAACTCTAGCCAATTGCAGGGCCGCCGCTGATTCAATGCGTAGTGCTGCCCGGGCCGTCGCTGGGTTTACAAGCGCATAGGGCAGATAGTCAATAAGCGACGGAGGATCGCAATCAATCTCCGCTTTCATATCTGCCATCTGCTCGCGCAGCCTTGATGCAGCAAGCCGTGCCCCGTCACTCGTACCGCTCATTTGCAGAGCGTCACACGATTGGGCGCAAAGTCAGGAGCGAAGGTCATGTAGGCCCCGGACCGTGGCAGAGTGTGATTGCACCCGGCGCCAACAGCAGCGCGTGCAACTTCTTTCGTACCCCTCACCCCACCGACGAACTCATACACCGGGCGGCTCAGGCTCGGCAGGTTTGGAGCCACTCGGTAGGTGTACAGGTCAGCAGGGCGCGAAGCGTCTTGGATCGCTCGGGCCGCTGCACTGTTTACACTTCGCAGCATCTCCGGGTGATCCGGGCCCCATGTCGTCCGTGACTCAAGCCATGCCCAATCTCTGCGGGCCAGCGCATCGTGCCATGCGGCAGGGTCGGCAAAATGCGTCGGCCCCCAGGCCACGGCTCGTCTGGTATACGGACCGATCCCAGACGAAGGAGGGCACCACCACGCAGCCCACAGCACGACTGGGGAATGTACGTTGCCAGTTGTCAGGCCTTTGCCAGTACCGCCAACCTCGACTGGCACACACGCCTCAGCGTCTTGCAATGCGAGCGCGGCGAAGAACCAAGCCCAAACACCGATGCACAGAATCTGCGCCAGCCGCCTCATGATTCAAGCTCCGGGAATTGCAGGCGGGCGCGGTATTTCTTAGCGTGAGTCGGCAGGCCAAACCTCCATGTGTGCCAGCTCATCACCAGCCAACTTGCAGCAGCAATCAATCCGATACGGTCAGTGGTCAAAGGCACCTTGGTGAATGCGTCGATGCCCTGCCAAGCACAGTAAAGGAGCATCGACCCATGAAACGAAACAACGGATAGTTTCGTCGTGCTCCATGTCATGAGGTTCAATCGGCAGATGTAGGCCGCCACCAGACAACCGCAAGCACCGACGACCAGGGACCGAATGAGTAGTTCGCTCGTCATTGCTTGGCCCCGAGTTTTTCAGCCCATCCGCGCAGCAGGCTTGGGAGTTGCTCAATCAACCCGCTGAGCATTGGGTGCGCCACGGCGGCGAGAATCCCTGAGATCGCGTTGCGGGCCTCCATGCTCTTTGCATATTGGGCCTCTGCGATCCAGGTGCCGACGAACGCGGCCACGAATACAACCCCGAGGAAAACCGCTATTGCTTTGTATTTGCCGACCTCTCGCGCAAACAGCAGTCCAATACACCCGCCTGCAAATGCAGCTACAAGCGCATGAGGCGCGATCCCAAATAGCCCGACTGTCACCGCCGCTACTCCAGCGGCCACAGCCGTTGCACCCTGCTCCGTCACACTCATTTGCTCCCCCTGATGAGTGACACACCAACCAAAATGGCGCCGATCGCAACCAGCACAGACACGGGGCGCCCAGTGGTTACGTCGCACATCATGCCGACAGTCTCCCAGTCGTATCCGAAGCCGCAAGCACTTTGGATCAACCCAAGCGCCGCGCCGTAGATACACACTGGCCACCATGCCCGTCCGTTGTCATGTGCGATTTTACACATCAAAAGTGCGACAAGCCCACCGCTCATGATGTAGTGAGCGAGGGCCTGATCTTTGAACAGTGGACCTGCGTAGTAGCAGATAACAACCGCCAACAGAAGCGCCAGCGGGTTCACTTAGGTGGGCGCCATGCCGTGTTTTGCGTGTGCACGCCTGGGGCAGATTGGCACTGCGCGCAATTGATCGGAGGCAGGCCTCGCAGGGCGCGGAATGCGTTTCGAATGCGTGTGATGATGGTGTTCATAGATTTCCAGTGCTTACCCAAGTTCCGGGAGTCCCCGACACTGTACACAGCCAGCCCTTTGGCTGACCCGCTGCGGCAACCCCGTTTTTTGCATCGTCACCACGCGACCAAGTACCGGCCGAAGGGGCCGCTCCGGTATACGTGACAGTAGATGAACAGAATGTCGCTTGATTCTGAGATATCGCCGTCGCTGTTCCAGCCGATCCACCGTCGAGCAACATAGTGCCAGCAGAATAGTTGACAGACCTGACATATGCGTAGGTTGCCGTTCCTGTAATTGTTACCCTGTCTCCACCGTTGAACGAATAGCAATCACTAGGTGTGGTGAATGTGAATGTAGACCCGGAAAGCGATCCTGATTTTGATAGAGATGGCGCCGAATAGAACCTGCAAGCAGAACTCGCATTCATCCTTTTGACTGTCGAATTGTCTTGAAGAACACCTCCTGGGTACCACTCGCCAGCGTCTCCATTAATCACCTGAGTTCCAGAATTGAGCCCAACATGCGGGATTGTGTATGTGTCAAAAACTACCGCCGAAACGGAAAGCGATCTAAATCCTGTGTGTACCTCGCGCCCGTTACTAAAGGAAGCGGTCTGTGTCCCTCGAACATATGTAACAGGATAGATGTCGCTAACGACTCGCAATGCAGATTCGCTAACTGCGATGCACGTATTCCTGATTACACGGATGTTTTGAGCAGAAAAAAGACAATTTACAGCAACTCGAAGCGTTTTAAAGAAGCATCCTTCTACCGTTATGTCCCTGACACTGTCGTCAAATGATCCTACAACGACTCCAAAATTAGACGCAGATGTCTCTACATAGATCCCGCTGATAGTCACTCCGATGCAACGATCAATCCTTATCTCGCCGCCATCAAACACAGCCCCGCCAGTGATTGAAATTGCTGTCCCATGGTAATTTGATCCGCCAAAAGCATCAGACCACGACGAATCCCCAATTGAAACGCTGCGCGAAACTGGAGAATCGTATGATCCTCCGGTGATAGTTAGCGCATTTATCTCATGCGATGCGTCGCGTGCATACGCGCAAAAATTTGTATTGCACTGAAACGAGTGGCATTTGTCATACGTCTGACCATAGTTTCTGCCAACTATTCCATAGTTGAGCTGATAAATAACTGAGTTTCGAATGATGCTATTCTCACAGTCGTTTCGAATTCCAGAAACATTGGCAGCCCTGAGCGCGACGGAGCCATGGATTGAAAGCCCTTGTACGACTCTGCGGTCCGCATATCCGCTAGATGCGAGGATTACGCAGAATTTGTCATAGTCGTTAGATGCGCTTCCGATTGATGACGAAGGGACAAGGTACCCTGTGCAGTACACGTCGCAATCGAAGGTTACAGTAGAATTTATAAGGTATCCACCCTGCTCGTGAACTATGTAAGTTGGTGTGCCAATTGAACCAGCCACATTTATTGCGGCGCTACAATCAACAATTCCACCAGCAACTGCGCCATACCTGCGCACATCTCCAGGTGGGTACGCGTAATTCGACGGAGTGACGCCTGCCGCAATCTCTGCCGCAGTGCGACCGAATACTGTGTACATCAGCGTACGCAAGCTGGTCCCTGCGTAGTCAACACCAACCATCCCCGCCCCATCACTAGGGGATGAGGTAGAGGCTAATTGAGGCCGAATCGTAGGATCAACGTTATTGCTAAGATCAATCTCTGGGAATCCAATAACATCTACTCGATCCTCCGCAGCCAAATCTCCAGAAAGCCAGGTGAATCTTGTGGAAGTGGTTTCTGCATAATCGTATCCAAGTCTTTGCTTTTGTCCGTTAACAAAAACCTTGATACTTCCAGAGCCCATAGCATAGGAAAAACTGGTCAGGTCAAAAATAAGTTGACCAGCAGTCGCGACAAAGGACTCTTCCATGAGAGTCCCTTGAGCGTCTAAGTTAATTACATTGCCAACACCAAAAAGAGATGCAGCCATTTCGTATTCCTAAGTTAGTTAGAAGCCTACAGCAACAGTGTTAGTTGCCCGGATTGTTTGAATCTGTTCTTGCACCAACGATCTGAAAGCTGCGTGCTCCTCATCTTTTCCAATGGCTTTGAAAACCCCTGCGGCCGCTTCAAAGATGATAGCAAATGGATGGTCAACAGCAATCCATGAATCGAAAGTCGCTGTTGCGATATCAGGATTTACATAGCAGCCGATAAGATAATCCTGCTGCTCTGTTGAGGAGTTGATCTGGATGAACTGCCCTGCGACATAACAAATATCTTGTCGCTGAATAGAATAAGAGTCCAAAACCTGCTCTGGCGTAATCACAGAGAGGAACTTCCCAGGAGTTCCATTACTCAACTTTCTCAGATACTTAAGTGCACGGAAACGTGGAATAGTGTTCCTATACTCAAAGTTCTGAACATAAGAAGGACTGTCAAAAGCAAGCCCGCTCTCAAAGAGATCTTTAGGATAGTAGTCCAACTGATGCAGTTTGAGAGTGGCCGCTTTAATGGCCGAAAGAGTCTCAGCTACACGATCTGGACGCCCAGTCAGGGTATAGACTTCTTGAATCAATTCGGCCAGTGTCATGATTATTTCTTACCAACAAGTTTAGCAACATCAGCAATCACCGCTGCACCATTACCTCCGGCCGCCGCAACAGCAATATCTCTGGTGTTAGAAGCTTTAACAGGGCCCTGATCGCTTTTGCCCATATCTCTGGAAGGATCTGTTGCAGCCGCTTGATTCTTCAAATAATCCGCAATAATTTTTTCTCTCAAGGCCGCCATAGGATCAACAGCATCTGAATCAACTTCAGTCTCCGCAGGATCAACATAGATATGCGGGTGCCCAGAAAGAATTTCTTGCTCAAGCTCCGAAATCTCTTCGAGGATTCCTGTAGCGTAGCGACCCTCTACGAAAGCGGCGGATTTGCCCCTTGCAAACACATAGTTGCAAGAGGGGATTCGGGATTTAAAGACTTTGAGGATTGCCATGATTGTATACAGGAGTTGTGGAGGTGGTAGGTTTTTTAGAAGAACCTACCAGAAACTTCACCCCCACAGGTATCAGCCGGCGGCCGCAGCAGTCAGGTTGTAAATGATTGCGTTTGCAGGAGGATTCTTAACAACCGTAGTGAGTTCGGTAGTCAGCGTGCCGCCCACAGCATCAATACCGTTATCGTTAGCATCAGCGTCAGCATTGAACTCTTTGTTCTGAGTCTTGCGATCGCCAAGATAAGCAACATTGAAAGTAGTGAGATCCACAGCAACAGCCATCTTAGACCAGCTAGTGTTGCTATTGAACAAGGGATGCTCGATCAGACGGAAGGTACCACGAGCAGTCTTGAACGTAGCGAACTGCAGACCAAACGAAGTCTGGCCATCTTGCAGATAGTACGTACCATTCAAGCGACCAATGTTATTGATAACTCGTTTGGCTTGCCCACCAACAAACAAAACTCGTTCGTTGGAAACCTTGGGATCAGTGGCTTGGTTAAACACAGGATCAAGGAAACCTTCGAGCTGCGTATAGTTCGTGGTGCCGCCAGCAGTGTTGATGTTAACAGCGCTGTAGTAGCTTGGATAGTAGCTAAGGTTACCAACAATAGAGATCAAACCATCCATGGTACGGAAGGGCTGACCGTTACGAGTACCTTGCGATTTCTGACCAAAGAACAGAGCCTTCTCAATATCAGCAGCATGGAAAGCTGCGCAATCTTGACGGGATTCTGCGACGTTGGTTTCGCCAGCAATCATCATCGTAGAACGAACCGAATCCGAGATTGCCCACGTATTGCGGAAAATCTGGGTCAGGTTAGTAATACGAACCGGGTTGATGATAAGACTCTGCGGACGAACAGATGCTTCCTCAAAAGCATTACCAACTTGATACATCGAGATAGATGCAGCAATTGCGGCAGCAGCGGTAGAACCAACAGCGCGAGTCACGTTAACACTGGTAGAGCTGTTAACGGTGTCGATAAGAATGTTTTCGCCCGTGCTATCAACTCGCATAATCATGCCGGGGAGCACGTTAGCAGTAGAGGTGACGGTGAAAGTCGTGTCGGCAGCGGTTTGACCGGCGGCAGAAACAGTGAGTTGCGGGAACAACATAGTTTTCGTAAAGAAGCCATGCTCATATTGCAGAGCGGTTTCCGACGAAAGCATACCAGTCATGCCGAACAGCGGAGCTGAGCCATTCGGCATCAGACGCGTAATCATTCCAGCAAATGATTTCTTTGCCAGATCTTGAGTAAACGCGGTGGAGTTAAAGATACCAACACTCATGATGTTTTCCTTTTGAAAAGTTTAATTAGATCAGACCCTGACCAATACCTTCAAGCTTGATAACAGGCGAGAAGCTGATGGCCACAGGAGCACTAGAAGTTGCGTTGGCATTACCAGAAAGCGTAACAGTGCCGGCAGCCAAGTTGATTGCGGTGATCGTGGTACCTTGCAAACCGTTAACAGCGTTAGTAACAACCATGCCAACAGACAGAGTAGCAAGTTGAGCTTGGGTCAAACCACTGATGGTTGCGCTTGCGTTAGTAGTCAAAGCCGCAAAGGTCTGTGCAGGCGTACCGTTAACGATCGTAACCAAGAAGTCTTTAGTGGACGAAGCGTTAATAGTGCCGCGAGTAACAGTAACGCCAGTATTAGCGGTTGCTTGGACAGTCGTTGCAAAAGCAGTGGTGACAATCCAAGTGCAGCGCCAAGAAGTGCCTGGCTGCAAACCAGAGTTACCAAGACCAGATTGAATTGCAGCGATCACGTTGGCCGCGCTATCAATCGTATCGGTAGCCGCTGCGGTAGGGTTACGAAGAATCATACCACTACCGAGCTGTACGCCAGTAATGGTGATTGCGTTGGTAACGATGGTTGCAGGAATCACTTCCATGCTAGCGAGTTTGTCGCCGGCAGCCACTTGTTTTTGCAGCTGCCCGTCATAGACTACAGGCTTGAGAATACTCATGTGAATCTCCTAAAAGAAAAAAGAATTAACCAAAAAAGCTTTCCCAGTCTTCGCTCTTCGGAACCTTGGCAGTCTTTGTGGGATCTGCCGGCTTTTGTCCAAAGGTATTGCCAAGGGCTGAGAAATAGTCCGCAACTTGTTGTTGGATTTCTGCAGAGGTAGCATTAGGATTCTTGCGAACCAATTGCTCTTGCAAAGCACCAACAAGAGGCTGAACAGCAGGATTGGAGAGAAGGGGGTTTGCGGCAAGGAGACTTTCGTTTGCAGAAAGTTTCTTAACCATTGTGGGGAGCTTCGACTCGTACTGAGCTGCCTGCTTTGCCAGAGCTTGTTCCATCATCTTAACATTAGCGATGGTGCTATTGGCATAAACAGATTGAGCAACTGATTGCAGGGCTTGCATCATTGCTCCAACTGCCTCAGGACCACCAGCTTGAATTTGCTGCAAGGTTTCCTGATTAAGTTGTTTTGTGAAGTCTGCTTTCTTTGCAGCCTCAGTAATCTTTGCAGGATCGAAGTTAGCAAAGATGCTCTGTTCTGGGCTGGGAGTGTTTTCAGTCTCCCAGATTTTATTGAATGCGTCAAGCGGGGACTGCGCAGTCTGAGTTTGTGTTTGCTCGGGCACAACACCATTAGTTGCAGTCTGAGGAGTCTGCTGAGTTCCTGGCAAAGGTTGTCCAGGATTAGCAACTCCTGTAGGAGTATTAGGATTGGCAGGAGGCTGAGCGCCCACAAGTCCGCGAAACATATCCATGATAGCCATTGTTAAATCTCCGAGGGGATGGTTTCTTCAGCTCTCGCCAGAAGAAGTTTTGCAAAAGCAAGTTGACCTTTCAAGAAAGAGTCGTCTTGCAGGAATTGTTGAGGGTTAGAGGGGTTGAAAGAAAGGGAAAGAAGTTGCTCAGAAATATCTGCTACATCATTTTGAATCACCTGTTTTTGAGAAAGAGAAAGAGAAACTCCTGAGCGGAACTCCTGTGGAGTAAGTTCCCAGCGAGTTAGAGAAGTTGCTTGGATGATTGCCATTTATACTACTCCGCCAGATTGTGCATTGTTAACTGCTCCTTGCTGCTGAGCTTGCTGCTGGGGAGTTAAGCCAGGAGTGTAGTTATACTGTTGCGGCAAAGGTTGTGGAGGAAAAGAAGTTCCGCCACCTTTTGCAATCTCCTGCACAGCTTGCTGCCAAGCTCCAACACCCTGTTCGTATGCTCGCTGTTCTGGAGATTTTTCGAAAGGTGCAAGATCCACATTCCTGGTTTTCATAAGATAAGAGAATGCGGGGCCAAGGTTGTAATCTTTACCAATCTGCTGAGATGTTGCAATTGTTTGAACAGCAACAGCAAACTCATCTGCACTGATCGCTTTATCTGTAGGAGTCAAGCCATCAGTGATTTTATAAGTTGCGAAAGATTTGCGAAGTTCAACAGGATCAATCTGCACAACACGCTGCTGGGAAGGAGAGAAAATCTCAATACCTGCTTGATATTGCAATGTGTTGATTTTCAGAATCTCTTTCAGCGGCGTGAACACCTGAGCTTCAAATAGCATAGCAGTTGCCTGATCTCTGCCGTTCGCATTGCTCATCACACTTTCATACTCGTGCAGAGTCTTGTTACCTTTAACAAATTGTCCTTGTTTGGCTTGGTTCTGGCCATTGACCATGTTAGCCATCTGGAGAACTTGAGGAAGCTCCTGGAAAGCTACGGAAGACTGATCGTCACGGAAAGGAATCGGATAGTAAGCTTCCGCCGGATTCTTGTTATAGCCTGCCGGCCGCATAGGAATCTTAGCGGTTGGACTATCACTATTGATATGGTGCTCTGCGATCAACAGAGGATTATAGATTCCTCGGTCACTAATTGCGCGTCTGCGCGCGGCCATAGCACTGTTAACCAAGGCGCTGGCAACTTCCTGGAAAGGCTTAGCATTGGCTGCCAGAGATTTAGTTTGATAGCCTAGGCCATCTTCATTTGGTTGTCCAAAAAGAACAGGTAGGTATCCGTGAGCATTTGTCTGACGCTCTGCATAGATAAGCACACTGTGATTAACAATAATGAATTTCCAGACCTGCGGAGTGTTGGCAGAAGGAACACGAAGACGGAAATCTTGAGGAATGATTCGCGCATAGAGAGTAGTAACTTCATAGAGATTCTTATATTGAATCTCGCCAGAAGGTCTTTCCATGACTCCTGCCCAGCTCATCCAATCCATTGTTCTACGCGGATCACGAGCCAAAAGAGCGTCAGGATTGATCTGCGGAACATAGTAGGATTCAATACCCCCAGAACCAATTCCAGCGGTGCCAAGTCCAGATTCGAAAGCTGCCTTCACATTGGCAACCATCTTATCCGGTAACTCATTGATGAATTTTTTCAGATGCACGCGAGACATTAGACGAGTAGTTCCTGCGAACTCTCCATCTTTATAAACATCTGTGGGCTTGTAACGAGCATCCCAGAAAGAATTGTAGGGATCCCAGCGATTGATACAGTTGCCTTGCCAGATAACTTCCTTTGGTTTGCCTTCCTGCCCGGCTGTGAAATCCAGTGCAGTTTCGATGGCAGCAGTTACTTGGCGATCCCAGTTAACTTCTACAAGTCCAAGATTATATTTGAAGCAGTCTCTGAAAAAGATCATGAACTGCTGCACCCAGCCTCCCCGAATCGAATTCTCTTCAATGATTGCTTGATATTGGAGAGCGGCAGAAGCGTATTCCGGCGGGGCAACCCAACCAAAGAGAGGAGTGCCAGTAAGGAAAACGCTAGATTGATAAGTAACAGCGGCCTCTACTTGAGGCATAACAACAGGAACAGTAATGTTTTGGAACTTAGTTGTATCACCATAGCGATTGGCCAACTGGGCGCGCCGATGATCTGTTGTATAATCGGCTTCTCGAATATATGCGAGACCCACTTGTCTCATCTGTTCGCGAATATTCCACTGCTGGTTGAGCAAAGAATAGCACTGACGATGAAACTGGATGATAGCTTCCTGAGATTTATCAGGAATGATAAGGGGTGTTGCGCTGCTCATGTGTGGTTTCTTTGTTAGAAAGCTGAAGTCTCAGCGGCCGATCGGATCTTAATGTTGGAGAATTCTTGTTCCTCTATGATTGTTCCTCCGAGAAGGAGAGAGCCATAGAGTTCAATCATCTTTGGGGCGTAGGTCAGGCAGTCCAAAATACCATCAGTGTTATCTCTGCGCAAAGCATTAAAAGCTGTTAGCTGTGCATAGATCTGTGCTCTGGTATCTGGATGAATAAGAACCTCACCTGCCAGAAGTTGCTTAAACATGTTAAGGATACGGGAATTTTTAGAATAGGTTCCCGAATACAACTCAACTGCCTCAATACCTATGATTCCTCTTTGGGCACAAACGAATTGGAACCAGTAGTTTAGTGTGTATTGGTAGGCATTGGATTCAATACCTATGGTTCTGCAGTTGTATTTTAAGGCGAGTATAAGAGACTTAGAAATCGTGTCTCCTGGGGACAGTCTGCCTTCGATGATTTCTTTACAGGCGGGGCGCCCATCGAATACTTCAAAATACGCAATAGTCACAGCATCCGCATTTGCTTTGTCCGTGGCCGGATCAATTACAATAAAGTTTCCTTGGTGAATCTCCCCAGGCTGGACCGGATATTCAGGGATCTTGGAGATGTCAATGTTTTTGTTTACAGATGCATGTTCATCATTAAGAACTTCTGAATAGAAAATCTCCGGACGCCCCATTGCCAGATCATTCTCATATTCCCTGAGGAGCTGAGAGAGGGGTTGCAAGTCTTCCCAGAGAGATGTTCCATCAGCAAGGATTCCACCAGCAATGAATTTAGTCCAAGTAGGAATTCCCTTGAGCTTGCGGAGCAAAGAATGCTTTGTTGGATACATGTTGGCAATGAAAATAAAAAGACACCCCTCAGGGCTCTTAGCTTTCATGGCCGTGCCAGTCATCCAAGTATCAATGTTGGCAGAAACAGTTTCTGAGTCTGCCTCTTCTCTTGTCTGAATATCATCAAAGATCATCACATCTGGACGAGCGTTCTCTAGAGTGATGCCTCGAATATCTGATCCTGCACCTGCGCCCTGGAGAATAATGTTTCGCCCACGGAAACCGAATCTCTTCTGATCCTGCCTGTCTGTAATTGCTCCAAGATTCCAGTCACCGAAGGTTTTCTTAATATTCGGCTCATCCAGCATTCCCATGATATCTGCGATAATATTATTCGCTTTAGTCTGGGTGCCGCAAACGATCAGAATAAACTGCTTCTTTGTGAAAAGGATGGTGTACAGAATAAACAGTTTGATTGCCATTGTCTTGCCAAAACCTCTGGGAAGTCCGATGGCAAGCTGAGAGAAATCTCTTGTGCGATGAACATATGAGAGAAGCCAGTCCCAGATTCTTTTGAATGTATCTGGGAAACAGTATTTAAAAACTGATGGCATGGCAAGGGCGGCCAAGAAATCCATTGAGGATTTGGCCAACTCTTGCACTTCATTTGTGTTGAAAGAGGCTTCAACTACTTGAGGAGTTTCTTCTTCCTGAGAAGGAGTCTCAAGTAATGCGGAGACATTGATAGACATTTTTATGTCTTGGGAAATTGTTTTGCCATTTGGAGACGGATGCCTAGAAGAATATTCTTGGCAGCTTCCTTGTTCTTAGCTACCAGATATTCTTTAGTTTTGATCTGTTCCGGGGTAAGTTTACCCTGCGGGCCCAGATAGAAGTTCTTGTCCACGAACATTTTGAGTTCCTTTCGATTTGGATGCGTCTAAGAGAGCTTGCATGTTTCCTGATTGTACTGTAATTAGTTCTTGGTTGCCAGCTTTAATGACTTGATTATTTGTAGTTGTGGTGAACTGTTGAACGATTTTTACTGGAATGTTCAGAGAGATTACGGTTTGTTGATTGGTGATGGATTCGGGCGCGCTCGCACCTCTTCTTTTTAGAGCATTAACTTTGGAGAGAGCTGCGATAATTTCCATTGGGCGAACCATGAGAGGTAGACAATCTTTTAGTTTATCTAACAAAATGTCTTCTATGGCATCCGCTTTGTTATCTCGCTCTGTATGCGCTGATAGATTCTTGAATCTAGCTTCTGCTACAGCCGCTGCAAATTCCGGTCTGGATAGAAGCTGTGAGATTGCGGAAGTGGTCATTCCTAGAGCCATGGCTGTTTGTTCCGGGCCAACTCCTTGACCTAGAAATTTCAGTGCGCGCTCTTCTGTGGGGGAGAGGATTAGGTTGTCCATGAGAGATAGGATAAGATTTTTTGGTTAGATAGAGGATGGGGACACCTATGGAGAGTTTTTAAGAGGGGGGATAGATTTGAAAAAGTTTAGAAAAATTTTTGAGATTCAATAGGATAGGGGCAGCCACACAACTCAAAAAAGCCCTTACCCCCTCCCTGAATCTATCAGCATCCTAGCAAACACAAAGCGACCGGAGCATAAGCATAGAGCAAAGGGGGAGAGTGTAACAGTGTGTAACAGCGCTTGCTTTGTTTGGAAAGCCAGTCGATAATACAACCACTGGGTTAGGCAATGGGCTGAATCCGGGAACACACAAAGCGCAAAGCGCAAGGAGTCTAGAAAATGTTTGCACCTCGAGCAATTATTGTTTGGTCAAACCTCTTTCCATGCTATAATGAACGCATGGATAAGATTGAACAAGCGACCAAGGCATGGCTCAAGTTGCCTGAACTCTTGGATTGGGAACTGGTATAAAAAGCCTAAAAAACCCGATTGTCTTTCAAGGGCTTGCCATAATGAGCCCTTGGGGATGCAATCTCGCATCATGAATCATTAATTTTCGGAGCCTATATCATGAGCATCTCTAATCGTCACCCTCTCGCCCTCTTTGTTTCTGGCGAATCCAAGCCCATGTACGGGCAACGCTTGCTTAAGATTGGTTTTAAAGGGGAGAAAAAAGAATTCGATTCTC